TAACACGTTAAATTTTTTACGTAATGCGGTTTGCCTTTTATGTAAAAAATTTTTTACGTAATGCAGTTTGCCTTTTATCTATATATTTTAAAATTGAAATGTAATCTTTAAAATCATTTTTATAGCAAGTTTTAAATATTATATGCATCATCTTTTTATATACTATACCATGAATACGTATTCGTTTATTTGTAATTGGATTTATAACATGTATTATTTCATTCACAAGTTCTAATTCTTTATTAATCATCATTCCATAATACAATGGATTTTCGCGTCTTAATAACAATTTGATTTGATTATAGTTGTAATTTACCAAATCATTGTTATAATATTGTTTTTTTATTTTACATATTTCCAACAAATCAATAGAACTACAACTAACACAACACAATTCAAACTTTGTAAATGTTAAATCCAACTTTTGGAATATTATCAAATTTTTCAACATTGATATATTCGCTATATATTTCGAAATATAGAATATATCACCAAATGTTAAATTTTGAAAAAGCCAATTATAATGTATGGCATATGTTACATATTCATAATAATTCATTTTTGCATTATACATGACATCTTTTAATATATTAGAGTGAGTTTTAAAAAACGGAACAAAATAGTTGACATTAAAATTATTTTTACATATTTGTATATAATTATATAATAAAAGCAATTCCAATTTATTAGGGTAAAGTTCAATGTTTTGTATGTTATTATCTATAGTATTTAAAACATTAAATATAATATTATCAATAGTAGAATTTTCTATACACATTTTATTGTTTTCAAGATATTCAATCAATACAAAGTAAAAATGTTTTATAGTATAGTCTGAAAAATATGATATATATTGTTTTTGATAATTAATATTAATAAATTTTATACAAAACATTTTTTTTAACTCTAATATTAATAAATTATTTTGTAAATGATTTACATAAAGATTTAATTGAGTATTTGAACCTTTCAACATATAAATGTCACGTATACTTAAATATTTACATACTTCGTGTAATATATCAATAGGTAAATTATATATCATTTATATATAAATATTTTTTCAAAAAATATTTCTACCGTGACAATCATATTTTTTATAATATGGTTCAAACCATATATTTATAACAGTTGGTGGGATTATAAATTCAATGTCTTTATTAACAATTGGTTTATAATCATATTTTAATGAATATCCTAAACTTTCTATATACATTTTTAATGTACTAAATTGCTTATCTGATATATCACTGGGGCGAATCGAGTCTCCATACAATCTTTTTGCACCAGATATTAAAACACTCATCAACATATTAAATATTTGACTTTGAGTAATTTGATATTCTGGCAGTGTTAAATAATATGTACATGGTGGTTTTGGATCTTTTGAAAATACTAAATCTACTATATTATCTATACTTTTTATAGATGTATTCACTGTACATTGTTCCATTATATAATATTTGTAAAAAAAAAATCCAAAAAAAATTAATTAAATTTAAAATACAAAATTTAATCTAATTTAATCTAAATTTAATCTAAATTTAATCTAAATCGTCTATTAAACAATCAGGATCGTTAATAGTTTCTGCAATATTTTCTTCAATCTTTTTATTTATCGTTTTTGTAATATCATTTAAATAAAGACGTTTTAAAATTTGTTTTTTATCATCACTGTTACTATTTATAAATTTTTCTTTCAACTTTTCATTATTTAAAAATCCCGTTTCAAAATTTGTTATAAAAATATTTAAATATTCAAAGATATCTTTTAAATATTCATCATCTCTATATATAACAGTTACCCTAATCTTATTTTGATATTTTTCAACCAACTTTGCAATCGACATATTTGTCATGTACATATACATGTGTATTTGTGTTTTCTCATAGTCTCTTAATGTTGTAAAAAACCCATTAACTCTATTTTTTACTTCAACTATATAACTTTTTTCAGTTATTTCACTTTCACTTTCACTTTCGTTTATATATAAACCATCCATTTTACCACCGATATACCATTCATTTTCAAAATCTTGATAAATTTTTTGTTTATAAAATTGTTGAGATGTATCCAATTTTACATTAAATCGTTTTTCGTACATCGCAATTGCAGAATCTTCCTTTAATGTCCCATGTGTTTTATTAATAAAACTTTCAGTTTCACGTTTTAAATAGTTCTTTTCTTCTTTAGATAAATTCATATTTTCAAGAACTGTTGTTATTTGTTCTTTTTTATTATCTGTTTCCACAGAACTTGACTGTAAAGTAGTTAAATTCTCTTGACCCAATTTCTTTTTTAATCGCTGTTCTTGATTTAAATCGATATTATCAATGTTTTTTTCTAAAATTGTAATATTATCTTGCAATTCTAGTTTATTTTGATCCAATGTTTTTACCAAAGTATTATATTGTTTTTTTGTAATCTTTTTAGATTCTAATTCAGAATTCAATTTAGACTTTTCAATTTCCAACTTTTCAATGTTTAAATTACAACTCACCACCTTTTCTTTTTGCTTGTTTAAAATTCTATTATACTCAACAGAATCACATCGTTTCCAAATTCTTTCAAATGGTGTTACATAATCATACTTGTTTTGACCAATATACGCAGCTATTTCACTTGTGTATAAAAATATTTTTTGTTTAGTAGTCATCTATTATATTTACCTAATATCTTTTTAAATTCAATTTTAAATCTAATTGTTGTATTTTTGACGTTACAAATATAAAATTAAAATCAATTTAATTTAATAATGATTACAACAATTATTTTTAATTTAGATTTTTTTATTGACAAAATCAAACAAGAAAATGCAGAGAGAGAAGAAACAATTGAACAACATTTAGCAAAAACATTAAATGAATTTAGAATAATTGGGTATAATATATGCACTATATCAACTATTCGATTTCAGTTTAAAACAATACAGTATACATATTATGAATCGGAAGGTACGTTAAATTATTATTTGCAATGTTTATCATCTTTTTCATTTGTGCAAAAAGAAACATTAATTATAGATGGTACATATTTAGGATTAAGTAAAGCTATCCAAACATCTTGTTATATACATCTTGTACAATCTATAAACGATTTGGATATTAGAAAAACCATTAAATATTATGAAAATAAAAATTGTGGTGTTTTAAAAAAAACAATGTTTCAAAAGTCGATAAATGTTGTTATACCAATGTTGGGTGATGCAATAAGATTTGTAAATCCTAGATGTCACGATTTGAAATCTCTACTAAATATCCAAGGAAAACCAATGATTGCGTGGGTTATCGAAATGATTAACATTGATGCAAATTATATATTTGTTGTAAAAGATATTCATTATGAACAACTTAAAAATGTATTATTAGCATGTGCACCTAATTGTACAATTATCAAAGCAAAACACAAAACAGAAGGATCTGCTTGTTCTGTTTTATTAGCTGAAGAATACATTAATAATGATTATCCATTAATAATTGCAAATGATAATACCTGGTTAGATTGGGATTCTGAAAAAACAATTTTGGATTTTTTAATTGGTGATCCAAGTATCTTTTCAAAAGTTGTTACATTTAACAGCAACGGTTCACATAGATACAATTATGTTAAAGTTAGTAACCAAGATACAATAGAACACATTGCGAATTTTAAACCAATTAGTTGTTTTGCTTCTTCAGGTTTATGGATGTGGAGATCGGGTAAAGATTTTATTAAATGCACTCATAAAATGATATCATGTAATAAAAGATCAAGAGGAGAATTTTGTACAAATTTAGTTGCAAACGAATTAGTAAATGAATCAAATGAAGAAAATCTTGTAAAAAAAGTTGATGTTCAAAAATGTTTTATAATGGAAGACCCAAATGATATTACACAATTTCAAAACTTTTGGATTAGTGAAATATTGAATTAAAAAGTAAGTATAGATCCTTCACCAGATCCTTTTTCGTCAGATCCTTTTTAGTCAGATCCTTTTTCGTTAGATCCTTTTAATAACTTTATTATTTCCTGATCATAATTATTCCGTAAAGCCGCCAAAGGAGTATTCCCAAGCGAGGTATGCGCAAGTGAGTCTTTAACTGATTCACCACTGTCTATAATTGACTTTATTATTAACTTTATTATTTTTGGATCTTTTCTTTTACGTAAAGCCAACGTTAAAATAGTATCATCATAGTCCCTGTCCGAAGAGTTCGCACCATTGTCTAGAAGTAACTTTATTATTTCCGGACCATTATCACTTTCTAAAGCCCGTACTAAAGGCGTTTTATCCCAATTAGGACTTATACGAACATCTGTACCACGCTTTATAAGTAACTTTATTATTTCCAGACTATACTCATTTGTTAAAGCCGCTAATAAAGGGGTCTCACCATCATCATCACTGTAATTAACATCTGCACCGCGATTTATAAGTAACTTTATTATTTCCGGACTACGTTTATTTTCTAAAGCCGCCATTAAAGGAGAAATGAATGTAAGGCGAAAGTCGGGATTAACATCTGCACCATTGTCTATAAGAAACTTTATTGTCCCTAGACTTTTCTCTGACCTCAAAGCTTTTATTAAAGGAGTATACCCATACTTATTACTATTGACTCCCGAACCACTTTCATTAAATCCCAAATCGAAAAGAATATCTTTTAACCATTTTTTAAATAAATAATCTTTATTTCTATCACATATGTCTTTAAATCTACGATTTGTAGAGCATACCTTAGTATACGTTTCATAATCAAGTAATTCTAATTGGTGTAAAATCAATTCTTCGGGTAAATTACTTAAATTGGCTGTGGAGCTAGATGTCGATTGCGCATCCGAACTGACATCAGATTCGACATCAGATTCGACATCAGATTCGACATCAGATTCAACATCAGATTCAACATCAGATTGACCACCGGATTGGACATTGACATTTTTTTCAAGTTTTTTAAGAAGGAACTTTATAATTTCTTGTAAAGATTCTTTATCTAAAGACGCCAATAAATCCGATTCAGTCATATTAGAATCAGAATCCGAATCATAAGGTAAATTCATTTTTATATTATTATAAAATAAAATAAAATAAAATAAATATATTTTAATTTGTCCGGCATACACCGGGGTCAGCTATACAAAATTTCATTTTAGGTTGTACTGGGAAACCCGTTAATAAATTACCCGTTCCGTAAAAGTGTGTCATTTTAGGTTGTACTGGAAAAGATGTTAATTGATTAAAACTTCCATAAAAATATTTCATTTCAGGTTGCACTGGAAAAATTGTTAAATGATTATTATTGCCGTAAAAGTGTGTCATTTTAGGTTGCGTTGGAAAATCTGTTAATTGATTATCCGTTCCGTAAAAGTGTGTCATTTTAGGTTGCACTGGAAAAATTGTTAATCTATTATTGTTCCCTTCAAAGTGTGTCATTACAGGTTGTACTGAAAAACTCCTTAAAGGATTATTATTGCCGTAAAAGTGTGTCATTTTCGGTTGCGTTGGAAAATCTGTTAATACATTATCCTTTCCATAAAAGTGTGTCATTTTAGGTTGTACTGGAAAACTTGTTAATAGATTACTATTACCAGAAAATATTTCCATTTTAGGTTGTACTGGAAAGGACGTTAATTTATTATTATGTCCCCAAAAATCTGTCATATTAGGTTGCGTGGGAAAATCTGTTAATAGATTACCATTATCAATAAATATTTCCATATTAGGATAAACTGGAAAACTTGTTATACCCAATCTCCCACAATCGATCTCTTCCAAGTCATATGCCCGCATGTACAACCTAAATATCGACCCCAACTTCCAACTTCCATCGTCCCCTTTGTAATCATTAATGTCTTTTTTATTGTAAACGTAAATAAAATTTGTTGGATCAGTATAATCAACTTGGTATTTAGTTAAAAAATGTTTTGCAATTGTATAAGTATTGGCTTTGCAAAAATTTAAAAAATCTTTGTTTTGAGAACAAAAATTACTTAAATCTTCTACCGAATCAACTTGTTTAATCAAAAAATAATATATATCATCAGGTAAATTACTTAAATTGCTCGTAGAAGCTACGTCAGATTCAATGTCAGATTCTTCGGCTTGACCACCAGATTGCACATTGGCATTTTTTTCAAGTCTTGTAAGTAGAAACTTTATAATTTCTTGCAACGATTCTTTATCTAAAGACGCCAATAAATCTGATTCAGGTAAATTCATTTTTATATTATAAAATAAAATAAAATAAAATAAAATAAAAATTAATTTATTGGGCATACACCGCGGTCAGCTCTACAAACTACCATTTCAGGTTGCCGTGGAATACTCGTTAATAGATTACCCATTCCGTAAAAGTGTGTCATTTTAGGTTGTACAGGAAAAGATGTTAATTGATTAAAACTTCCATAAAAATATTTCATTTCAGGTTGCTCTGAAAACATCGTTAAATGATTATCATTGCCGCGAAATTCTATCATTTTAGGTTGCGTTGGAAAATCCCTTAATAGATTATCCGTTCCATAAAAGCGTGTCATTTTAGGTTGCGTTGGAAAGTCCCTTAATCTATTATTGTTCCCTCTAAAGTGTACCATTTTAGGTTGCTCTGGAAAAATCGTTAAATGATTACCAGTACCTTCAAAGTATATCATTTCAGGTTGCACAGGAAAGTCTGTTAATCTATTACCTTCACCGCGAAATTCTATCATTTTAGGTTGCGTTGGAAAAATTGTTAATCTATTATTATTACCAGAAAATATTTCCATTTTAGGTTGCTCTGGAAAAATTGTTAATCTATTATTATCGCCGAGAAATTCTTTCATATTAGGTTGTACTGGAAAGTCCCTTAATCTATTATTCGGTCCATAAAATTGTATCATTTTTGGTTGAATTGAAAAGGACGTTAATTTATTATTATACCCATAAAAATTTATCATTTCAGGTTGCGTTGAAAAATCCGTTAATCTATTATCCGACCCCACAAAATGTATCATATTAGGATAAACTGGGAAACTTGTTATACCTAATCCCGCACAAACGATCTCTTTCAAGTCGTATGCCCGCATGTACAGCCTAAATATCGACCCCAACTTCCAACTTCCATCGTTACTTTTGTAATTATTAATGTCTTGTTTATTGTATACGTAAATAAAATTTGTCGGATCAGTGTAATCAACTTGGTATTTAGTTAAAAAATGTTTTGCAATTGTATAAGTATTGGCTTTGCAAAAATTTAAAAAATATTTGCTTTGAGAACAAAATTTACTTAAATCTTCTACCGAATCAACTTGTTTAACCAAAAGATAATATATATCATAAGGTAAATTAATTGAATTGCTTGTTGGTATAGAAGAAGGGTTAGATTTAATGTCATTTATATTATTAAAATAATCATTGATTTTTATACAAATCGATTCTTTAGAAAGTTTGTCCTTTGACGTTAATTTTATTTTTAAATCTTGACATATTTTTAAGAGCTCTTCTTTAAGCCACCCCCCTCTACCTCTTTTACATGATTTTTTTTGGAAATCTTGTTTTATCATATATATCAATTATTATTATATTACAATAAAATAATATATTGTAATTATATAATACAATGTCAGAACAATATAAATTAGAACAGGCATATGATGAAGGAAATTTAAAATTGTTTATGAAACTTCTTAAAAAAGACGCAGATGCAAAAAAATATCTACAGATTTCAATTGAAAATTACAACTATGATTTTGCAACAAGTATTATTAAAAAGTTTAATAAATATAAAACAGGAGCACAACAATCTTTAGAATCTGGAGCAATTGATGTTTTAGATTACTGTATTAAAAAAATAGGGTTTGAGGGGTTAAAAATTAATAAACAAGTTTTACAAATAATAGAATTTAGAATAAATCGAGATGATTATAAATTTTTTGAATACTTACTTTATAAAACTAATTTAATAAATAAGGCTATTTTAACAAAAATTCTTTGTTATATGATAAAAGTAGATGATGAAACAGCTAAAATTATATATTATTTAGAAAAAACAAATGATAATGTTAATTTAAATGATCTTAATAATTGTGCTTTAAATAATGGTAATGAAGAACTTGTTAATATTTTAGTTAAAAAAGGTGCTAATCAAGTTGACATTGAAATTTTAAAAGAAAAAATTAAAGAAAAACAGAAACGATTACTCCAAAATAAAGTTAATTCTTGGATAAATAAATGGACACTAAATAGCGATACAGTTGATAAAAAATTATCACCTGAATTAATAACAGGTTTAAAAGATACTGTAATAGATAATAATTATACTATTTATAGAGGTTTAACTTGGGGTAAGGATGAAATGAGTAGATCTGATAAAATAGATATAAATAAATTACGAGTAAACGATAAAATAACTATAGATTTAAATACAATCTCAAGTTGGAGTACTAATTATGAAGTTGCATATATATATTCTAAATATAAAGTTATAAGTCGTAAAAATGATTATGGATTAATATTAAAATTAAATATTGATAAATCAAATATAATTGCTGATTTAAGACATAAAGATGAAGGTGATGTTTTTGTTTATGGCGACGAAGACTCTCTTATAGTATCAAATCAAAGTGAAATAATATTAGCTCCTGGTAAATATGAATGCGAAATTATGCTTATTAGAATTTTAGATAAAACTTTTGTTAAATAAAAAGTTCAAGAATATATTACTTTACGCAATTAAGCCCCTAAAATGCTTTTACACATTTTAGGGGCTTAATTTTTTCTATTAATAAATTTAATAATGTCATATATATAATTATTAAAAATATATATAAACTGTAAATGCATATATATTTCATAACATTGGTTGATAAAAATTCAATTGATAAAACAATTAATTTAGAAAAATCATTGTGTCCGGAGAAATTACATATAATAGATACTTATGATCACGAATTGAAAAATTTGTCAAAAATTTATAAAACTTATGAATACATTTCAACGCAAAATAATATAAAAATGGATGATATTGTTTGTATCATTGATGGGCACGATATGTTGTTTAATAGAAAATTATATAACCCAAAAGATATTATAAAAAAATTTATAAACACAAATGTGGATATGATTATTAGTACTGAATCTAATTTCTCACACCATTGTAATTCAGTTAAAAATTTTTTTGAAAAAAATTTTAAAAAACCATTTTGTTACTTAAATAGCGGTTTTATTATAGCTTATAAAAAATCATATATAAATATGTTTAGCGATATTATAAACAACATTAATAAATACAAATCACATATTAAAAGTGATCAGCGAATTTTGTCATTATATATAATGGATAAAACTATGTCAAATAATTTACCAATAAAAATAATTATAGATGACGATTTAATTTTTTCTACAACACTTAATACAAACACAAATTTAAAATTCAATGAAATAAAATCATTTTTTATACATGTTACATTTTTAAAAAATACTATTCAAAATTCAAAATATAATAAATTAATACAAATATTAGATATCACATAAATGTAAAAATATTATACATCACATAAATGTAAAAATATTATATCAACATAATTATATAAACATAATGGATTATTTAAAATCATTTACTGATAGAGCACATTCTTATTCAAATGCAGT